TGGCGGTAGCGGAACGCTAAGCGGTCAAAGAAGCGCGTGCCGTTGTAGGGCAAGTCATCGCCGTAATCGTAGGCGAACTTGACGCGCTGGTAAAGGGCGAGGATGATGTCCTTCGAGGGTGCGGTGGTTCCCGCTGAGTAAACGATCACGAGGCGATCGGCCACTTCGTTAAAGATGAGCTGCTCGTTGATCCGTTGGTAGTCATCGTATAAGGCCAACACGGTGGCGTTGCCTTCTTCATCGTATGCCGTCACCGAAGTGATGACACCCGCTGGACCGTAGGGGAGAGGGTAAACCTCCACCCCCACAGTGTCCGCGGTGACAGTTGCAGTACCTAAGATATAGCCCGTGTACGCATTGAACTCCTCGACCGCTGCCTGGTATAGCATGGTCAGAAGCGCGTCATCCGCGCTCCCGTCCACACGGCAGAAGGATTTGAGCTCCGTCAGGTTGACGGAAATGGGAGTGTATGCGCTCGTGACTACCATCTTAGTTTAGATCGTTACGTCCGTGGCAAGTGCGAAGGAAGCGTTGCGGAGAACGGCAACGTCCATGAAGCGCTCAACGTAAACCTCAACGATTGAAGACTTCATCTGAGAGTATGGGTCAACCATCAAGGTTGCACCACCCCAGAAGCCGATCTGAACGTCTGAGAAGTTACCGAACAGGATGCCGTAAGTGTCAGGCGTGCCCGTGGTCTTCTTCGATACGGTCGTTGAGTAGATGTTGTAGCCGTTGGCAGTCTTGACGGGGTCAAGCATACCTTCAACCAGGAAGCGACCTGAACCAGCGTCGACCTTGGTCTTCTTCAGCTTAGCAACCACGTTCGGGTGCGTAACGTAAGCCAGGCGGCCGTCGAGGGCGTCGTTGGCTGCGAGAGCTGCTTCCATGTCAACCAGGTCATCGAAGCTGATGGCGCCAAGCGTCAAGGCTTGAGCGGCAAGTTCAGTGTAGATACCTGAAGGCTGGTTTGAAGAGCCAGTTCCGTTGAGGACGGCGTTTTCCAAGCCTTTGTTGAACGACAGGTTGAGCTGCTGGATGATGCGCTGCTCGATGCCGCGAGAGTACTCTTGGCGGAGGAGTTGGTTCGACATTGAAGCGGTGATCACGGCGCGCTTGGGGCTCATGGTTACCTTGTCGAAGTTGATGTCCTGAGCGGTGTCGGCACCAGTTTCAGTCTGCCAGTTGAGGGCGTAGCTGCTGGTCTGCTTCGGGAACTCGACGTTGCCCACCAAGTTCTCAGCAACTGAGCACAGGCTCAAGGTCGGAGTGTTAGGGTACAAGAAGTCGATGTAGCGTCCTGGCTCCGTGAACACGAGGTCACCGCCCAGGTTGCCGCCCGTTCCGCCAGTCACAGACTGAGTACGGAAAAGCATTTCGGGAAGGTTAACGGCGTGCGTGTCGCGGTAATCTGCACCGAGCTTGCGCTTCTCGTTGATACCTTCCTGGTTGATTTCAGCTTCAATTCCCGTCAGCTTACCGCTGCGAGCTTCGTTGATAGCCTTTACCAAGTTGAACTTGGAAAGGTCGCGGGCTTCGCTCTTTGAGAGCTTGCCCTGTACGGCAGAAGCGTCGACAAAACGCTCGGCGCGTACTTCTTGATTTTCTTCGTGGTTTTCCACTTCTGAAGGGGTTTGAGTTAATTCTTCGGGGAGTTCAGCCGTGCGAGCCTCCTCCAGCGATCGCAGTGCGACGCTTGTAGTGGGGTTGGCTCCTCGCGGCGTGAGGGATATGTCATAGATTTCGCCCACCTCTTCGATCACTCGAAGCGGCTTTTCTGATCGGACGTTCTCCCAGCGTTCCTTCTTAACAGTGAACGCCCAGGAGGCTTGATCTACGTCACCGCGGCCCACGAGGGTGCGTACCTCGTTGCCTGTGGCGGTGTCGGGGAAGTCAAATGAAAAGTGAAGGCCCTCCGCGTCAACACCTAAACGCAATGAACCTTTGCCAAATTTGCTTCGGGCCAGCACCTTATCATAATCGTGATTGTACAACGCATGGATGTCATAAGACTCCAGGCTGCGGAACGCAGAGGGCTCGATGCGCTCAATGAACGCACCCATGTCGTACTCGCGGAAGTTGGCCGCGTAGCCTTCAGCTTTGCCCTCCGTCTGAGGTATCGCTTGACTGCGAATTTCCTTCTCCATTTTCTTGTTCTTGAGTTGACCCCATGTGTAGGGGCTTATTATATTCATCACCGCCAGGGATCGGGGGAAGTCCTTCCATGCGGCGGATTTCGTTGGCGCTCATTGCGCCGATGTTCCAGTATTGGACGTTGCGTTGAACCTCCGTCTGGATGTCGCCGCGCATGATTGCCTTCATGTCCATAACGAAGCGGCGGTTGCCGTTCAGGAGCTTGTTGGTGAACTCGAGCTCGATCATTTCCACCAGGGGGCGGATGCAGTCGCTCACAAACTGTGCGTTCTGGGCTTCGATGCTATTGGCATAGCCAGCGCCCTCCATGTGCCCGATCTTGTGCGGAGGCACAGAGTAAAGGCGGCAGATTTCTTCGACCGAGAACTTCAGACTCTCGATGAGTTGGCTCTCCTGGAAGTTGGCGGCCACGGGTTTGTACTCCGCGCCCTCGGTCAAAACTGCCGTGCGTCCCTTGTTCTCTTTGTTGAGTTGGTCCCACTGCGATCCGATGGCTTTGATGCGATCAGGATCCTTGATGGTTCCCTGGAGCTGGAGTACGCCCTTGGGCATGCCGCCGTTTCCGTAGAAGCCGCCCATGTGGGCAGTTGCAGCCATCGAAGTACCGATGATTTCCTTCGCGTACACGATCGGGCTCACTCCGTTGATTCCGTCCAGCGTCCAGTATTTGAGGTGGATGATCTGGTCAGGATCCAAGTTCATGGTCACTCCGGTGGTGAGGTACACCTTGTACTTCAGCGTGCCTCCTGTGGTGTCAATTTGTACCAGGTCGGTGTCAACGAGCTCCAGGCCGCTAAGGTTGGCGCCGTTCCGCATTGGAAGTATGTAGGCATTTCCGCGGAGGAGGAGCTGACCCATGAAGGCTTTTCGGAAGTCATAGGAATTGTAGGATTCATTAGGACGGCGGCTCACCAGGTCATTGAGGATGCCATACTGGAGGATCATGCCCTGGTCCGTTTCGCGGTACAGATGCCACGGCAGCGAGGCGATTGTGTTCCCGATCAGGTTAACACACGACAACACCGCCGACACCTTCGGGGCGTTGGTGCTGCTCACGTTCTCACCCGCCAAAGTGCCAGTGCCACCGAAGAGGCTCAGGAGCCAGGGCTTCGGGTTAATTACGCCGCTCACGGAGCGGACAATACGGTCATACCATGCCATCTCTTGCAAAGTTACACAAAAATTATGTCCATCTCCTCATACGTCGAAATTCCCGTATTTGCGTTGTGAACGTAACCCGCTAAGGCCGTGATGAGTGCCGCGGTGCCGTCAATACGATCCGGAGCCTTGTCTTTTTGGAAGGTCCAGTTGTCGTTCTTGTCTATGTGGAGGCTTGTGTTGGCGATCATCCAGGCGGTGATCGGGTTGCCGTCGTGCATGAATTTCCGCGTTTGAACCATGCGGAAGAGCAGTTTCATCGGTTCGTTCACCATCAGTGCGCTCTGGCGCACCTCCCAACAGAAGGCCTTACCGTATTTCGTGCGTAGCTTCTCCACCGTCTCAGCCGCGTTCCAGGGATCAAAGAAAATTCCCTCGATTGGGTGCTCATCCATGATCTTCTCGATTGCCGCGATCCGGTGCTCGGTTGTAGTCACTTCTCCCTTCACTACTTCGAGCTGCCCATTCTTGATCCAGTTCTTCACCAGGTTCGGGTACTTCTGGCGCCGTTTGGTCATTGCGTGCTCCGTGATCTGGTAGTTCTGGACAGAATAGAACTCCTCACCGTTGAAGTAGACCACCGCATAAGCCGTGAAGTCGTTGACCGCAGCCAAGTCAACACCCAGAAAACACCGCCATTTGTCAAGGTTTTTCGGCTTTTTACTCTCGCATTTCAGCCATTTGCTCAACTCAATGTAGGGCTGGGCACTGCCCGCCCACTGGTTTAGGTGCAGCTTGCGTAGGGATAGTAGCGTCGGCTCATCGTGTTTGGCCGTATTGCTGAGCTCTTCCAGGTACTTAAGAGAGACCGTCACACCGAGCGATGGGTTGGCCTTGGCCCACACCTTTGGATCGTGCGGATCCTCTTCATCCTTTGCGCCGTAAATGATAGTCAGCCAGCTCGGGTCGATTTCTGGTTGCTCCGCCACTCGCTCCGCGTACTCGTGCCACTTATGGGCAAAGGAGTAAGCACTCCCCGCCGTAGTGATGGCCACGAACTTCGACGGGCGCGCCGCCATTGATGTCCTCAGCGCCTCCCAGAGTTCTGGTCCCTTGACCTCGTTCCAGGAGTGGATTTCATCCGCCAGGATCAGGCTCGGGTTTAGTCCGTGGTTGCTGCCTCCGTCCGACGTGATAGTCTTGAGGTAGCCCGGTCTGCCCTTGAGTCGTATTTCCTTGCGGAAGGGTTCGAGCACCTTCTGGAGTTGTGGATTGAGGAGGATCATGTTCCGCACATACCCGAACAGGATTCCGGCTTGCTCACGAGTTGCAGCTGCGAGGATCACCTGGGGGTTGGAGTTATTCTTGAAGCCCTCCAGCATGTGAGCCACTGCGAGCATTGCGATGAAGGCACTCTTCCCGTTCTTCCTTGGGATTTCGAGCCAGATCATGCGCTTCCCTTCGCCCTCACGGATCAGGTGCCTCTGCCAGTCAAGGAGCTTGACAGGTTTCCCCGCGTGCTCATCTTCCGTCAGGACGCAGTACCTCTCGATGATGTTCTCAGTCCAGGTCGAGTCCATCCGCAAGGGTCTTCTTGAGTTTCTCGATCTGGGCTTCTGCCTTCTGGAGTGTTTCGATGGCTGGGTTCTTCCTGAGCACTGGCTTCCCTCGGTCGGTTACCGCTTCCAGGATTGCTCCGTGTTGATCAATCGAGCGCTCGCACTCAAGCTTAATACGCTCCCAGCGTTGTAGTTCTTCGTTCATGGCTTTAAAAGATTACGTTTGGGGGGTCTTGGTCCCTCCCCCCGAAAAATGAAGAGGCGGCAGTGGAATTCCCTTGCTCTGGTTTCA